TTGGACTAGCAACATCCATATCAACTGGTTTAGTTGATTTACCATCTGCTATGGCCATAGCCATCCACAAACGATTCATATGATAAACACGATCATATCCACCTGTATCACGTGCAATATAACTGCCTGGGCCCGGGACTACGCTTTCGTGATCCTTGTGTAAACTTGATCTAGGTGGACCAGCTTCGCTAATAAATTCACTTGCTCTCATTTTATGATCCTTGATTTGTTGCCATGACAATATTACTTTGCGTAGCCATAACTGAATTAGAATATCCGTCTAATGCGATAGCCAATCCTGGAACAACATTACCAAGCCACATTACTTGTGAGCCGATAAAATGTAATACTGTGTTATTTGAAATAGGATTCGCTAAAATTTGTACGTTTCCCGATGTACCATCAACTGTCATATCAAAACTCGACACACAATTTCCAAAAAATGTTGAACCATATGCTGTGAATTTCACATTGCTTGAATCTGCGCTTACTTGAGAATATAATTGAATTGTTTGACTGTCTGAGGTAGATGTATCTGTAGATTGAATATAGAATTGGCCTTGACTAAAAGTATTTGCAGGAGATTCAAAGATGATTTGTCCTGCTGTGTTTCCTGTAGTCAATACGTTGCTGAAGTTAGTGAAACTGGCAAAAAGATTAGTGAAGTTATCATTAATCTTGGTAAACGCGGTACGTAACGGATCGCCTTGTCCATCGTTCGGGGTAGTGCCTATATTAATAATTTCTTGTGTGGCCATGATTATCTTCCTATCATGTATTTATCACAAAAACTTATTTGGAGATATTGTCAAAAATCTTCTTTTGAGTATTATACCATTCGATCCAGCCGTCATTATTAACTGCGCACTTATAGTAAGTTGTATAGTTTCTGACTACAACTTCATCAACTTCGCTTAATTTAGTCTGATCGGGTAACTTTTCTAGTTCAGGGCAAGGGGTCAACATTGCCGGCGGAACATCGGGGAATTTAGGTACTACAGGTACTGTACTAGCACAACCTGTCAATAATATTAATCCTAAAACTGCTAGAATTCTCATTTCTTCTCCGGTGGTTTTCTAAAGTCAGGCTGTGCGGCTGCATCATTATGTGCTTTAACGAATTCTACTGGGATTTCACATTTGCTATCGTACTTAGCAACCTCTCTATCAACATACTGTATGATAGTATCGCCCTTTTGTTGTACGATTTGTTTTCTAGTCAATACTTTAGTGACTATCTGAACATTTTCTTTTTGTGATTCTTCTTCTGCTTTTGCAATTTTTACTTCAGTTTGAGCAATCTTGTTGCGCCAAGTCATTTCTGTATCGTAACTTCCATAGAAATATACGCCGGCAATAATAAGAATTGTTGAAATGATTCTTACAGGTTCTCTGTAAGGTAATGTGGCTAACCAAAAATTCATTACTAAACCAGCCACGTATAGACCAATACCACTGAATAGTACTGCCATTACTACCAGATGAAGAAAACTATCAGGGATAAAATGAAGTAACCACATTGTACTCTTATTTAGCAAAAAATTCTAAAACACTTTGTACAATGTATTCAATTTCTCCGTCTGTTAGTTCGGGGTAGATAGGGAGACTTAATACTCCCCTAGTTAAGAACACGCTAGTTGCTAGCATAGTTGGTTTAACATAATGTTTAGCGACTGGTAGTTCGCTTAATGCACGTTCATAATGAATCTTGGTTTCGATTCCTTTACTAGTCAAGTAATTCTTTAATTGGTCTCTTTGTTCAGAATAAATTACAAATTTTTGATCGGCATGAGTTCTAAACCCTGCACTTAAACATTTGATTGGTAAATTCTTAAACTGGTCCAAATAATATAAACGTGTGACTTCTCTACGTCTTTGCCAGTCATTTAAATATTGCGCTCTTACTAAGATATGTGCGCAATCTAATTCGCTCATTTTACTATTGGTGCCAGGATATTCGTTGTATCCTTTGTCATTGTCTCTATGACGTTTTGCAAATTCATAAAGTGTTTCATTATTAGTAACGATAGCACCACCATTACCACTGGCATTTAAGTTCTTTGTAGGGTCAAAACTGATTGCCATGCCTTCACCAATGTTTCCATCAGCAACTATCCAATGTTGCGCCCCATCAACAATCATTCCAGAAGTTATGTCATACGTTTGCGGTGCACCATAGAGTCCTACAAAACATTTGTAACTTGAACTATCAGTATTTGACATGTTTATCAAACCATTGCTATCAGTATCGCATAGTTCAATATCCCAGCCTGTGTTTATAAATGCATTTAGTGTCGCAGGGTATGATATATTAGGGATATAAATCTTAGGTCGAATATCAAATTCTAAAGGATGTATATCTAAGTAGTGAAACTTAGCAAGCATTTCTAACGCTTGCGTTCCACTATGTACAGTTAATGCATATTGTGCGCCGGTGTAATCTTTTAACCACTGCTCAAATTTATTAGTGTAGTGGCCACCAATCAAGCACCCACTTCTAAGTACTTGATCAGTTGCAAATAGTAATTCCGCCTTTAAATTATTGTACTGTCTTTGCAGACCAAAATGAGGAATTTGTAAGCCCATAGATAAGATATCACTTTGACAATTGTGCTTTCCAAAAGTTAGAAGTATTCAGCCATTCATAATATTTCTGAAAACCTTCTTCTACATCTACCTTTGGATCAAATCCAAAATCCTGCCTTGCTCTATCAATATTTAATGCGCCTCGGCTAGGGAAATCTGCGTCTTTGTCACGCACTTCAATATTACCTTTACCAACAATACTTATTGCTAGATTAGCCGCATCAATTAAAGTTCTGCTATGGCTTTTGGTGATGTTGTATGTTTTGTTTGCTGTGTTGTCGCTGAGTGAGGCTGCAACGATTCCGTCAGCTGCATCGTCAACATAGGTGAAATCGAGGGTTTCTCCGGCGCCGTTGACTTTGAGGGTTCCTCCTCTAATTGCTGTAAGCATAAATTTTGCAATAACTCTATCCTCGACATCAAGCGGCCCGTATACAGCACTAGGACGCACAATAGTATAATCAAAACAACCTCGCCTTGCGTAATCTTTGACAATCTGTTCTCCTGCTAATTTCATAATGCCATATTGCCCTTGTGGTTTACAGATGGCATCTTCTGTAACATCATCAGTAAAGTCACCATAGACCATACTACTACTAATATACATAAATCTACGTACTGAATATTTTTTACTCAATTCGCATAGATTCATTAATCCTTCCATCATTGTTTTTGCACCAATCATGGGATTGGCGTTGACAACTTTTTGACGGGGGAAACTTGCTGTATGGATAACTATTTCAGGTTTATGATTTTTGAATAACCAATCCATGCCTTCTTGGTCACTGATATCAATCTTATAACATGGAGAATTTTTGATTTTTTCTGTGCGTTCTCCTATAAGATACCCAAGTTCTTCCTGCGGGATTATTCCATAGTTAGTACGGATATCTGTGATAGAGACTTCATGTCCTAAAGCCTCAAGCCTTGCTACAATGTTATGACCTATTAATCCTAGGCCTCCAGTTACTAATATTCTCATTCGTATTTCAATCTATAAAATGTTAAGTCTTTCTCTTCCAAATATGCTATGATATCATATTGATATCCATACTTGTAAGTGTCGATACGTCTATGCCATTCTGGCTGTTGTTTACTATTATTCATAATAAACTTTCCTGCGTCAGTTTGTTGCCAATGATATATCGGTTCAGCAACAAACAGATCGGGATCTTCAACATCTGCCATTCTAATCGTATGAACTTTAGTTTTTATAATATTCATTTGAGTATACCTGACAAATAAATCAATGCAATAATAATATTTGGTATTACTAATGCTGCCTCTTTCCACAACACACCACTTAATGTCCAAAGTATAGCAGTTGTTAATCCTGAATACTTGTTATATGGTACATAGTCATGACTAGTCAAAAACACAGTCAATAGACTTCCAAATGTCCCTGTCCATTTAACATAGAACACTAGTGGTTTGTTTATCATACTGCCATCTCGGCTTTGATTGAGCCATGACTTTCGTAATCACACAATTCAATATCACTCATTTTAAAATCATTGATATCCTTGATACTTTTATTTAACTTCAAAGTAGGGAGTGGTAAAGGTTTACGTTGTAATTGTTCTTTTACTTGTTCAACATGGTTCTTATAGATATGTGTGTCACCTGTACTGATAATCAACTCACCAACACCATAACCACATACTTGTGCAATCAAATGTGTAAACAATGCATAACTAGCAATGTTGAAAGGTAAGCCTAAAAACACATCAACACTGCGTTGATACATATGGCAACTAAGTTCACGGTTTTTATTAACATAGAACTGGCACATAACGTGACAAGGTGGCAATGCCATTTGATCTAGTTCACCTGGATTCCATGCACTGATAATATGTCTGCGACCATTAGGGTCATTCTTTAATCCTTCAATCAAATTTTCCAATTGATCTACTTCAATATGACTTGGTCCTGGACCACTGTACCAACTACCAAAGTCATCACGGAACATTTCATGTTCGTGATTTAGTACAGGTTTTCTCCAATGTCTCCATTGTACTCCATATACTCGACCCAAATCACCATCATACTTTGCTTTGGGTTTCCAATAACTTGCTAAAGCATTTGGAGTCCAAATAGTAACTTTTCCTGTTGGGTCTTTGTATGTT